CACAGTGAGACCGAACGGTGCCTCAATGTTCCTTTCGTATGGGTTGTTGATCAAGAATATAGTGTCGCAGTAGTCTGGGTCACCCCAACTGTTCCAAGGCCAACCGTCAGTGAACATAACGAACTTCTTGGGCTCTATGCCCTCGTCCTTCATGTACGTCCAGTTGCACTCGAACTCAGTACCGCCACCTGAACCAAGTTTGTAGTCTAACAATTCATCCATGTTGTCCGGAGTGAACACTTTGGGATTGAACACTGCTGTGTCGAAACTCCAAAGATGTATCCTGAAGTCCTTGTACTGGTCCATTATGTTTTTCACTTCTGTCAAGAACTCCTTGCACTGGTCATCGCTGATAGAACCACTCGCGTCTAGGGCCAGACAAATGTCAATCATCTCGTCATTGTTCTGTCCAGGTAGTATCGCAGATGTGTGCCAACTCTTCCTACTAGGTCTCATCCAAGTGTAGTCAGACTTTATGGTGCTCATTATCTGTTGTTGTAAGATCTCTCTCCAGTCCATCTTTGGCTCTGTAAGGTCTTTCACTAGTCTCTGTAAGGCACCTGGTAAGTTTCCTGCGCCTGTAGATTGTGCCGCACTCACCATTGCCTCTTTGACTTCATCTCTGATCTTCTTCAATTCCTCTTTTGTGTAAACCGGCTTAGAGCTCTTCTTGTCACCATCTTTGCCCTTGCCCTTGCTACCACCTTCGCCGTCTTCCTTGCCCCAATCAACGTGCTCATCCATAAGTTCACCCAACTTGCTCATGTCTATCTTCTTGGCGTTCTTGTACAGGTGATCGTATATTCTCTCTGCTGGCCAGTCCTTGTATTTGTCGTCTTGGAAGCCCTTGTTCTCGCCCTTCTCACCTTTTGGCATCTCACCGATGTTGCCATCCTTCAGGATCTGGTTCACAGCATAGTCTGCCGCTATGTTCCAAAGTTGTGGATCTCTATTTCCTATCCTCACCATCATGTGTTCGAATACGTTGTGTAGAACTTCATGTCCAAACAGGAACTCTGCTTCTCTAGGGTTCAATGAGTCTATGAATTTGGTGTTGTAGAAGAAGTGTCTGCCGTCAGTGCCCGCAGTTGGACACCAGTCATCGGCGTTTACCAGTTTCAACCTTGTCGCCAGGTTGCCAAAGAACGGATGTTTCAGTAGCAGTGCGATCCTGGCCGTCACCAGTTTGTCTACGATCTTCTGTTCCCTGTAATCCATTATTTAGACTCCATAGCAGTTATGACGTACTTGCCAAACTTCTTATGGAACCTATCAAATGATTTCAGTTTGCTAGGATCGAATGGTAGTTTGTAGTTCGTCAGTGCAATCTTGGCACCCATAACAACCAACTCAGTCTCGAAGTTGTCCATCATGTAGTGGAAGAATCTATCTGCCTGTGCGTTCCAATCCTTCACCTTCTTCTCGTGTGCCTGTTGTAGTTCATAGCACAACGATACAGTAAGTGAGTACATCGCTGATATTTCTTTAGTCTTAAGGTCTCGGACCTTGCCGCTCAATATATCAGACGGGTTTGGAAGTTGGCCGCTAACCTTACGATGATTCATAAATTTAACGGCCAGTCCCTCTCCTACACAACCTGCTACGAGGTCAGTGAGCGTACTTTCTGGCAGGTCGTCTGATAGAAGTTGGCTTACGAAACTCCATGATCTTGGAGTTGCGAATGATCTCGAACTTCCCTTGGGATCGAAATCATATAAATCTTGTTTTGCGAATGTGCAATAACCCACAACGTCCGCGTGGATCTTTCTGTCCGTTGCCCATTGTAGCCAGTCATCGTAGTCCACTCTTAGTTCAATGTGTACAAATCTGTTCGCCAACGGAGCCGGCATCCTGTATGTGACACCTTTGTCACTGTCCCTATTACCTGCCGCCACTATTGACACGCCGTCTGGTAGAACATACTGTCCAACCCTTCTGTTCAATATAAGTTGGTACGCCGCCGCCTGTACCGCAGGTGCCGCCGAGTTCAACTCGTCCAAGAACACTATCGCGTTCGACTTGGGATCAGTTGGCAGTTCCGCTGGTGCGGCCCATACCATGTTGTTCTCCTTTGAATTGTAGTACGGAATACCCTTGATGTCAGTTGGCTCCCAAAGAGGTAATCTGATGTCGATAACATCTCGCTTCTCTTGGTCCGCGATCTGTTTCACGATGTCCGACTTACCAATACCCGGTGCACCCCACATCATTATGGGTCTCTGTAGTTTGATACAATGTGTTAATGCTGATTTTGCCTCGTTAGGCGTAACGGTTCTGTTCTGTGAACCTACTGTTGCTTCTTTGTTTTTAGCTCTTGCCATTTAGTACACTCCTGTTTAAATGTTTATAATACCATTATAGCAGAAATGTGTGTGTGGTCAACCTTGGTAAACTGTTGATTTTACTAGGTTTTTTTGAAGTAGTATTCAAAATTAGGCAGAAAATCAGAGATATTTGTGATATTTCGCTGGCTGTTGAGTTCATGTATAGTGGACATCAAGCGGTCCAACACTGCTTTTTTAGGCTTTGTCCTCGACAATAATTTAGATAAAAGCATCATTTCTGTTTTCCAGTTGCTAGAATTAGGAAAGGTGTGTACATTTTTCATAAAATTTTCCACATCATTGACAAATTTCTCCTTGAGTGGGGTTGGTGCATTTAAAGGACTGTACTCTTCGGGATTGTGTATCTTCATTGGAACCACCTTGAAAACCTTGCCTTTTGTTTGGTAATGAGATTCCATGTCTTTGGCCCATTGCAGAAAATGTCCATAGTTGAACATAGACAGCGTGTTGATTGTGTTTAGAATTTCTACACTAATATTACCTTCTAGTTCAGGAATTTTTTTAACATTTTTCGTTATTTGTGAGAATTTGCTTGGCCACCTCACATAATCATTTGCACTGCCATAAGCGTCAACACTTACACTCAATCTCACCGATTTGAATTTTTTCAATAGGCTGAAAAATCTAGTGTTTATGTTTGTGGCATTGGTTATAACCTGTAAATCAACGTTTCCTATCACTCCCATATCATCAAGCCCGTCAAAATAATATTCATACTCACGCATCAGCGATGGTTCACCTCCCTGGAGGGTAAGCAGTTCAACAGATCCTGATATCTTTAACACATCATCTATCACTGACCTATCAACGGAAGACACACCTCTGCCCTCATGTTTTGCCCACTGTGAGCTACGTGAACTGTCACACATAACACATTTTAGATTACAGAAATTTGAAAGGTCTAGATCTATAATTGTAGGATTTTTTTTAGTTTCTAAATTAAGATAACTGTTGGCCCTAATCCTGTTGCTGGGCACCCGATTTTTTTCACTTATGTAACAAGTGTCACAGCCACGCACTTTTTTTTGTGCTTCCATTTTTGACATTTCATCTTTCCGCACGTTCCCATGCCAAAACTCACTAGGTAATACGTCCTTTTGGTGCCAGCCACTGACACAGCAGAAACCTGTTCCCCTGTGCGACACAAAGATTCCCTTTTCTATGAAAGTGCAGTAACTTGAATTAGTTTTCTTTTCCATCGGCCTTACTCATTGCCCTTGCGAGTCCATACTTGGTGATATCTCCAGCGAACATCATTAATTGCAATGCCATCTTTTCCATGGTCACTATTATTTTTTTCTTGTCCACGAAATAGGGACAGTCTACAAATTCGTCTAGCCATAGGTAAGTCTGAGGAGTGAATATGATCTTGGCAGGAAATTTAATTTCGTACGTTTTTATATCGCATGATTGCACCCATTCGAGTCCTAGTTTGGTAAGACGCAAAGACCTTGCCTGGTAGCTCTCCCTGACATTTTGCCACCATGCGAAGTATGATGCCTTTACCTGCTCGTCGTGTGTTGGTTGTTCTTTCAACTCGAGGAATGTTTTGGTGTATGCGGTCTTGCGGTCCATACTGCTATTTAAGGTATGGATTTAACGATTGAATTTTTCGCCAGTCTTCAATAGATACACTGCAAATTTGTCGGTGTTGTGTTGACTGTTTAATTTCTTAGCCAAATTTTCGGCATGCCCTGGATTAGAGAACGAAACCTTCTTGTATTTTGGTCCCGGGTAGTTGGCCACAAGGCTGGATGATTTCAGGTTGATTGGTTTACCATCATAGAACACCGCCCAGATGCCCTCGGCCGCTAGGACCTCGTCCATTTTGTAGGTGGTTTTATTGCTGTGTTGCAACAGCACTGTTGGCTTTGGTCTGCTCATAGTTGTAAAAATATACAACTGTATTTACCAGAAATTGTACACCTAAAGTTTTATCTTAACATAGGCAAGTCCACTTATGTCCTCGTCGTGTTCGGCTATTGCCAGTAATGGTGCAGATTGCTCATCCTTCTCCTCCCAATCTGATATTGAGTGGGCGGCGCACCAACTTGATTTATGTTGATTGAACCATTGATTGAATTTGTTTGGGAATGGGATAATGGGTTGGTCCTTATGGGCAAGGAAAAACATGGCACGAAAAGTCACATGAGGTTTACACAGTTCTATGATCCTGTCGATCCTGTTTGGTTCTCCATCGCACCAGTACTGGTATGGTGTCTTGCCAAGTTCTGCCCATGGCAGATAAATGTTGTTGCGTTTTATGTGTTCTTGGTAGTAATTATTGCAGTGCATTGTCTCTGTGAGAGGCCCCTCTTTTACTCCCCATCCTACCCTGGTCCTAGGCAGTTGGTTGGATTTCTCTTGTTTGTGTATTGCGTGGTGAAACTTATAAACAATTCCATTATTGGGTAGTTTAGATAACCTGTCATGCTCAGTCTCAAATACCTGGTGGAGCAAGTTCAACTGATGCTGTGAGGGATTTCTGTCAACACTGATTGGTGTGATTCCTGCAAATGAACAAAACTGCCTGTATATTGTTGTTAGATCTGACACATCAGCCACTAAAGATTCTATAGCATCTATTGGTATCCTGTTGAGGTGTTTTATTTTTTGATACCATTTTTGTGCTATTTCTGTGTCATTGAGCCTGTAGGAAAGTGCTAATTCTTTTTTTCCGTCAGTGAGATGTACTGTGAAGCGTCTACTTTTTATCACCAAATGTACCGCCATCCATTTCAATATCTATAGTTTGTGCTTCTCTGGCGCTTTTGAGGGCATCTATTATTTCTTCCTGTACCGACACCAGTCTGGTCATGACCTGTGATAATGAATCTGCTATCCTGTCTGCTTCGGAAGCCTGTATAATGATCTGCCTCTCGCCTTTCTGTCGGAGTGTCCTTATCCTACCTAGAAGGTCCTCAAGCGGGCGTGTTTGTATTTTGAAATTCTTTGATTGCATTGTTTAAAACCTGTTGCATTTCTATTTTGTTTTTCATAGGTCCTTTGTAAGTGTACCTTTGCAGGGTAATCATCTTTGGGCAGTATGCTTTACGCCACCCTTTTTCAAAACATATGATGTAATATCCTGCACAAAATTGGCTTTTGCTTTTTGGAGTCTTAGTGTAAACCGGTAGTTGTTTCTGTACGTTGAACATTGGGTTGTATGGATGTTGCGGGCAAGGAAACCCATGCACATCAAAGTTGTCTACGTGTGTATTTTCCACGTGCTGTTCTTGGTTCCGGTCAAATATGTTGAATCCAAAACGTGTGAACAGGCTCTCCTGCGTGTGGAACACTTGCCTCTTGTCCTTCTTGCTTAGGAATATCCAGCCGTTGCCGTCCTGTTTAGAAAGGGTTCCTAGTTTCTCACCGTTTTGCTCGACAATCCAGAACTTGTCTTTGACTAATGTTTTTGCTCTCACCGTCATGCTGTTAACCTCGCATTAAAAGGCTCTACGTAAAGTTGAGCCTGCTCACTAATCTTATTTAGGTCGTATTTGGAACAGAACCTCATGAATCTGATTCCAACCTGTGCCACGTTCTTGTTCTCGGCCTTTGCCTGTGCTATCGTTTGGTCCAGTTCTTCAATTATGGCCTCTGGTTGTGCGTGTAGATCCACTAATAACTTGTTTCGTTCATAGTCTTCTAAAACTCTGTGCTCGTTGCCATCATGATCCACCCATTTGCTCAACATAAGGTTGTTCCACGTGTAGCCCTTTTCATGTCTATCAGCGAATGCCTCTTGTAGGCCGATCTTGTTCTTTGTGCCCTTTGTACGCACACCTGGGTATGCTGAGAATATGTTGTCGCTTGGATCACCCCTCATGGCCTTTTCGAATATCATCCATTCCGTGTTCGGCGCTGGCTTGGGTGCTTTTAATTTCTTATCTATAACGGGTTCACCTTTCTTGTCAAACCATCCTTCGTTCGTGAGTGTTATTTCTGTAACACCGTTGTACTGCTTCACATTTGGTGCTACCAGTTGATTGAGGTCCTTGTCCGTGCTTATGATCACGTGCTGTTCATTTGGATGTTTGTCTATCCATCTTGCTATGAGGTCGTCTGCTTCTGTCCTTGCGTTCCGTAGCACAGTGACATTGGTCTTTGTCTTTATGAAATCACAGAAGTCATCGTAGCACTCCCAGAACACTTCGTTTTCTTCCTTCTCCTTCTCGGTCATTGCGTCTGCCATTTCCTTACGATTCCTCTTGTAGGGTGCGTAGTGATCCTTGCGCCATGACCTGCCTTCTAGACAGAACACCACGTGTCTGCCACCGAAGTCCTGCCAGGCCTTCTTGATCGAGTTCATCATGATGTGGATGGCCATTCCCACCTTCTCGGAAGTGTCTCCACGTATAACGTGTCTGGCTCTAAAAAATGTGTTTGCTGTGTCTACTAGGATGTGTGCCATTATGACACCTCTGTCTTGCCGTCATCTCTCCTGTTGATCTGCACGTAGCCAGATCCAGTGACGTCTATGCCTTGTTCATTTCCGATTGTTCTACAAAGGGTCTGGAACCATCTGTCCACTATTTCTTCTTCCGACTGTCCTTGATACCCACTCTGCTGTAGCATGTTCACGAACTCGGCGTTCCAGTCCAGTTCAAAGAAACCGTTCCTGGGATTCTCAGGGTTCACGTTCAAGTTGAGAACCTTGACTATTGGCTCTTCGCTCTTCTTGGATGATACTTTCTTTTTCTTCAATGTGCTTTTTGCTGTTTTTTTTACCTTCATAGTATTATTATATATTATTTTTGCAGTTTTGCCAACTCTCTTTTTAGTTTATTATTGATAGTTTTTGGTAATTCTGAAACTTGTTCTATGTGTTTTGGTATTTTGTCAGATGGAAGAATGGTCCTGAGGTGTTTCCTCAGCGCCGACACTCCTGGGTCTTTTGAAACAAATTTTACCTTGGCTAATAAATTTTGGATTGCACCATTGTGAGCAACTACTACGATACACTCGTCTACGTTAGGGCATGATCTTATTGCGTCCTCTATGTCGAGCAGTGAAACAAAAGTTCCCTTTATTTTGATCATGTTGTCAACCCTGCCCAAGAACTTGATGCGGTTATTGGTTATCTCCACTGAGTCTCCTGTTGCGACCCAGTCCTTTTGAAATACCTTTCGCGTCAGTTCGGGAGCATTCCAATAACCCATTGCCTGTACAGGATGTTTGATGTATAGTTCGCCATCGACTATCTTGGTTTCTACACCATCCAGTATCTCGCCCGCGTCGTTTGTTGCTGGGTCATTCTGGAATGAAATGGTCGTCCATACTTCCGTGGCACCATAAGTGTCATACACGCTAGATCCAAGATGTTGTTTGACCTTAGCACGTAGGTCATCTGACAGGTATTCTCCCGAGCATATTATCTTCGTTCCTGTGAGATCAAATTTGTTTTTGCTGGCACACATTGCATTCAACAGATACGGTCCTACATTCAAGCGTGTCACACTGTGTCTCTTAATCATTCGGAATACCAAACTAGGAGCAGGAGTTTTTTCGATCAAGCACAATGTTGCACCGTTTTTCAACACCCAATACATTTGTGCCAGTCCATAAGGGAAACTCATTTTGGCGGTGCATAAGACAACGTCACTTGATGAAACACCCACCGCGGTGTTGGCAAACGTATATAATTTCTTGAATGAAGCATGATTATGCACTATAATTTTGTACGATCCCCCACTGCCGCTAGACAGAGCCCACCAACATGGTCGTTCGTCATCCCAGTTGTGTGCCGCAGTGTGTTCCTCTTTTGAATCTATTAATTCTTTTGTTGTGACTGATTTGAACGTGGATTCTGGATGGTCCGAAACAATAAGTTGGGCATCCGAGGATGTCAAGACAAAATCCATGTCTTTCTTGACCATGTTGGAAAAAAGTAGCACCGGATTTGCCCCCAATAATATTATTGCCAAGAAAGTCACTGGCCAATGTACCGTGTCCTCCAGTGCCATTGCCACACGTGTGCCGGGCACAACACCGTGTTTGCTTTTCAACACGTGGGCGAACTTTCTCACCGAACTTTCTAGATCGTTGTATGTGACGGAATCACCGGACGAATCTACACAAAAAATCTGGTCACTTTTTTGTGTGTTGAAAACATCAAGTGCGAAGTTGTTGTCTGTAGTGCTCATAAACTGTGACTGCCGCTGGTATAGTAAAAACAATAAGTCCAAGTGTGGCCCTGTCTATTGGAAGTGTAGTGAACGTTGAACCGATACCGATCACGGTGGTAGCAACGAGAACATAAAACAACAGGTCAGTTTTGATTTGTTTTTCAGAAAACACAGCGTATATGGTAGGAAAAATCATAATGATACGCAGTAGTCCGAAAGTGGATACCAGCACCCAGATATCTATCCTTAGTATTGCTATCGCTGTTGACACGATCATAATTGCGGCCATGCTCAATCTATTTACTGTGACAGGATTTGATTTTTTGATGATGTCATTTGAAATCACTGTGCCCGCCCCGTTCAGTGTTGAATCTATCACGCTTGACGCCTTGAACAGAACGGCCAGCATGAAAAATATTACTCCGGATACGCCAAATGTTGTTTTTATCATAAGCATTTGTGCCACGTCCGGATGAACTGTGAAGTCGGGTGCTGTTGTGAATATCGTGCCTGTGATCAGAGATATTCCCGTTATTATCACTGCCAGTATAATGCTGGCTATCCAATATGCCTTTATGGTTTTATTTCTATCACCCAGAGACCAAGCATTCTGGTACTGCATGTTATCAGCAAGGAAAGAACCAACAAAAATCAGTGACAAGAACATGCCCTTGGTCCACATGAGATTTGTGTCAAATAAAGAAACACCGGTTGCAGATGTCCAGTTGCCAAACACTTCTCCAATTCCGCCGTTGGTGCTGACTATGTAAATTCCACCAAAGACTGAAATAAACAACAATAATAGAATATTGATCACGTCAGTTCGGTGACATGCCTTCTGTCCTCCCCACATGCTGTAGGCAAGCACGGTAAAGGCGACCACTAAAACTATCACATTGTAATTGAAACTGTCAGACACAAACTCCGCCACAATTCCAAACGAAGTCAAAGTTCCGCTGACCGCATATACACACGCCGCCACCTGCAGGAATTGATACAGCCTTGTGAGTTTATTGTTTTGATATCTATGATCTATGAAAGAGTTTAAAGTGAAACCATCGGGAAATTTTTGAATTAATTTTTTAGCGAAATAGCCAAATAGAATCGATGTGGCCAGGAACGGAAGGCCGTATGACCAAAACACACCCGCTGGGCCAAATTCAATGCTGAATCTACCTATCAACAATAGTCCCAACACCCATAACCAAGAGCTGGCCGCACTTATGGATACCATCCATACGGGAGCGGTCCTCCCGGATACACAGAAACCATCGTTTGTGTTTTTGTATTTTGACTGTATATTACTGGTTGTAACGATTGTCAGCCCTAGGTATGCTATCAAACATATCCAAAGTGGATCCACGTTTTGCATCAAGTTCCCCATTTGTTTCCGAATAAATCTACGTGTAGTCTCGGTGAATATTTAAATCCGTGTTTCATTGCCATGTCCGCGACCTGAGTAGCAGTCTTAGCCTGTCCCTCCTGTGTGGCACCCATTGGCATCAGATATATGTCGGCATCTACATCCGCTTTGTGGTATTCGTCTCTGGCCCTGTTTACTTCATCAAGGTCTTGTTCATCCTGCACAACGAACTTGTAATAGAGGTGTGTGTTTGGTATTGATGCATACTGCTTGGCAACGTCTGGTCTGATGGCCTTATCCCACTTCTCACCTGATATTGATAGTTTTGGTGATGTAGACCAAGTGATGTGTACAGGTTCCTTTGTGTAGTCGCCTGCCACCAGTCCGTGTAGGAACTTGTCAAAATTCTCTTTGAATGGTTGTGTGCAGTTTGTCTCGATAGTGAGGTTTTTCAAGTCGTTGAATTCTGTTTGTCTCAGCAGTTGTTGTGTCTCCCTTTGCCACAGCATTGGTTCACCTCCAGTTATGATGAAATGCACATCCTGTCCGTTGTCGCATGTCCATTTATTCTGTGGAGTGTGTGCCGTAACGTCCTTTGCAATTTTGCTTACGTCATCCCAACTCACAAGATGCTTGTATCTTGACGCCCAACTGGCGCTGGCGTCACAGCCAATCTCGACCACCGGTAGTTCACTGACGTGTTGAACATCTGAAAGGTCCTGCGTGGCATATGGCATCTCTTCCGGTTTCAACCATTTGGTCTTGTCTCTTCCCTGGCCAAAACCATGACAGTTGAAGTTACAACCAAACACACGGAAGAACACAGAGGGAACGCCAACGAATCTACCCTCGCCCTGCACACTGTAGAATATCTCCGAGTACCTTATTTTTTCCATATTTCTGGATAACTCCTTTTCATTGATGCAACAATCTCTTTGACTGTCCAATTGCCTTTCATGCTCTTTTCCAATTCTGTGTCTATTTGTTTTATTTTAACTGGTTCTTTTATTTGCGTCAACTGGGTCCATTTGATCTCAACTTTCCATTTGCCGTCGGGAGAAATGAACTCCATTATTTTTTCTTCTTGTCTAGTCTAACCACGTTATCAGTCTTTGAATAGCCAACAGATTCTCTTTGGATGTCATTGTGTTGGAAGTTGGCCCAGTAGAGTTCAAACGCCACGCCGTCCTCGATGCCTTCAAACGTGTGGTATAGTCCCGGTTTTACAGCGGTGAATTGTCCTGGTTCCAGGATCGTTTCATCAACCAAGTCGTAGTCCTTCTGCCAGACTTTTATCTTCATGCGTCCTGACACGACGTAAAAACCGTTCCATTTGTATTCGTGTTTGTGTTTTGAACAGACCCCGCCTGCCTTGTAATCTATCCTGTGAAATTCAAGTGAACTGTTTGCTAGAATAAGTTCTGTGGATCCCCAAATTTTTCCTGCAATGTTTCCCATAATGTTTATTATAATGTATTTAGATGTCTAAGTCAATGGGGGAAAATAATTCCCCCATGTGCTCTATTTCTTCTTGCCAATGACTTGCAGTCTGTTTAACAGTACACCATATGCTGGTAAGAATACTATTAGACCAACTACAATTTTAGTCAGTGTGTTGTTTTGAGCAACCACGTGCCAGTTAGCACCAATCCACGATAGGTTACCTTCGGCATCCAACGATCCCGCGAACGCCACATAAAAGAACGAGTATGTGTCAATTATGTTTGCCGCGATGGTTGAAAGTGCCGGTGCCGCCCACCAATTGTCAGATCTTTCTCTTATTGCTTGGAAAACGTACACGTCAAGCATGGTACCAATTGCGTATGCTGTACCAGATGCGAATCCAACTCTGTATGCGTGTGGATCACCCAGTGCCAACAATACAAGTACTGATGCCACGATAGCCGGAATCACAGCCATTGCAACAACGGCCCTTCCTGCTTCCTTGCCAACCAACCTTACTGTCAGGTCAGTTGCCACCACAACAATCGGAAATGTGAATGCCGCCGCCGCTAATGGGAACGATCCGAATAACGGAAGGTCCGCGCCAGGGAATAGATCAAATCTGATTGTGACTAGATAATTTGACAGGGCAATAACCGCCGTGTGTAAAATTACTAGATTTCTTACAAGTGTCTTGTCAACACCTGCTAGTAGTGATTTAAACATTAATCCTCCTATAGGTTTGTTTAATGTGTCTTATTTTAATTGATTTACCGTGATTGTGTCAACACAACTTTTAGTTTACTTGTCCCATTCTTCCCATGGGAACACTATCCACGTGGGTGTTTCATCCTTGTTGATCTCGTATCCTTTGTAGTCCATCTTAACAGGAGAGGGCTTGTTGTTTATCATGGCCGCGAATTTGATTCTATCTTCTTTACCAAAGTTGTCCATGATGTATTTGAAGGTGGCTCCTGTGTCGTTGATGTCGTCTATGATCAAGATCTTCTTCTGCCATGCGAACGCTTTTTCTAACACTCTTAGGTCGGGTTTGGTAGTGTGATCTCTCAATCTTATGTCTAGGACCTCGTGTGGCTTCTTCAACCTGTGTGAGAGGTACACACCGGGTATGCAACCACCCCTGTTGATGCTCAATATTATAGATGGCATCCAGCCCGAGTGCACCATCTGGTCCTCTATCTGTATCAGGCTGTTCCTCATCTGGCCAGTTGTGAAATATGTTTTTTTAGTTTCCATAGTAATGATTCAATATTCCCAATGAATAAATTGCCAAAGATGTTGAATTTAAAACTATCAAAGATCTATCATGCCAAAGCATGCCAACTATCAACCATCCTATAAATCCAATGTTGGCTACAAAAAGGTTCATTGGAAACATGTTGGCCGAAGTGAAAAGCATTGCGATTATCAATATTATACTGCTGGCCCATTTGATGTACCAAGACAGGTCTCCCTTGGGAGTAACTTTCTTGTATACCCGAGATGAGTTCAACGCCTTGATCTTATCGTCTAGTTTCTCCCTGATTGGTTCTATCTTATCCGATTGTGTATCGCTCATAGACTTTGTTTATGTTGTTTTCTACCCTGACAAATGTTGCACACTTGGGCATGTCTTTTAATCTACGTGCGCCGATATACGTGGCCGCACTTCTTACTCCTCCCAGTATGTCCTCAACAGTCGGTTCAACAGGTCCTCTGTATGGCAGGCTGATCCATCTGCCCTCGTTGCCCCTGTAACCGTCCTTGCGTTTGCCGTGTTTCTCACGTGCTCTGTCCGAGCTCATGCCATAGAATTCTATCTTGCCGTCCTTTGGCTCTTGTTCTGATTCGTCGTGTCCGGCCAGCATACCGCCTATCATCACTGCGTGTGCCCCGCCACCGAAAGCCTTGGCTATGTCTCCTGGATACACGCATCCACCATCCGCCATTATGTGTCCATCAACACCGTTAGCCGCGTCAGCACATTCAACTATCGCCGAGAACTGTGGTACTCCTATTCCAGTCATTGTCCTAGTTGTGCAAACTGATCCCGGTCCTATTCCGATCTTGACCATGTCTGCACCATTTATTATCAGTTCTTCCACCATCTCTGGTGTCACAACATTTCCTGCAACGATGACTTTTTCAGGGTAGTCATCTCTTACCATTTTTATAAAATCAACAAAGTTTTGATGATATGCGTTGGCAACGTCCACAGTGATCATTTTCACGTCTGGGAAACTTTTAAGGACGTCCTGCATGTTCTTGTAATCAGCGGCTTCAGGATCCCATATCTTGTTGGTACCTGTGCATACACTCACGCTCTGCAATCTCAATCCTGATCCAACTGCCTGTCTCCATTGGTCTATGGTTGTACTTTTTGTAATAACAGTCATCATCTTGTGCTCTTGTAACACTTTAGCCATTGAAAATGTACCAACACCGTCCATGTTTGAAGCGAATATCGGAGTGAAATTCATGACCTTGCCTGAATTCCTGAAAGTGAACTTGCGTGTCATGTCAACATCTCGCCTACTGCTTAAAGTAGAACGTTTTGGTTCCATCAGCACGTCATCAAAATTTAATTTTATGTCTTCTTTAATCCTCATTTTCCTTTTCCTTTGCCTCACACAACTTCTTTACGTTGTTGTAGTGTTCCCAGGCCTGTTTAAGTGCTGGGTACTTCTTCCTCAACTCCTCTTCGAACATGTCTGCGGTATGCACATCAAGGCCTCCAAAACTCCAAGACATTCCGTCCACTGTCAAAGATTCTGTTGCGGCACCTGTGTATTCTGGGTAAGTCACGTCCTCAGGAAACATGTAGTTGTCCATGTGGTCGTCCTTTTTATCCTTATCCATGACCCTTCATGCTCATGCAAATTTTATAAAACTCGTCTCTTGTGGCAGGATCGTCCTTGAATGCTCCCAACATTATTGCAGTTGTCATGTCAGACTCATGTTCTTTCACACCTCTGTGTGTCATGCAATGATGTTCTGCTTTGACCACTACTGCGATATTTTTTGTGTGTGCGTATTCTTGCAACGCTTCCGCGATCTGTGTTGTCATTTCTTCCTGTATCTGCGGACGCTCTGCGATGTGATGCACGATCCTGTTGAACTTACTCAAACCAATCACCTTGCCGTTGGGAATGATACCCACCCAGGCATTGCCCACAATGTTTTGGAAGTGATGGGCACACGTCGATCTAATACTGATCGGACCAGATGTGTACATGCTTTTGTAACCCATGTTTGGGAAACTTGTTACCCTAGGGAACGGGTTGTATCTGCCACCAAAAGTCTCACGTAACCACATCTTTGCCACACGCTTCGCGGTCTCCTGTGTGTTGTGGTCGTTCTCTGTGTCGATCACAAGACTCTCAAACACACCTTGCAGTTTATCCTGTATCTCCTGTTGCAGTTGATCCAGTTCACCATCTTCTATGTAGTCTGAGATGTTGTCATTGGCGTGGAATCTCTTGCCAGCCTTCTCGATCCTATCTTTGATCTTCTTGCTGACAGGACCTTCTGGTTGCCAACTGTCTTTCAATGTGTCATCCATTATTCTATGTCCAATCTTACTATGTGTTTTCTCAATGCCCTGACCAGTTCTTCGATTTTGTCTATTACTGCTATCATATCTCTGTCTGTGATATATTTAGATCTTTCTTTCAACTTGTCATATTCTTTCAAAGATATCTGCACCATGGGTGATGTGTCTCTGGTGCCTTCATTTTCGTATGTTGCATCTACTGATCTATCGTCCGTCATTGTATCTCCTTTTTGTGAACCTTGTTATACCATTTTACAGCAGTTGCCACCACGTTGTCAATAGTACTCTGTGTTGGCTCCCAATCTAAAATTTCCTTTACCTTGGTTATGTCGGCAACCAGATATGCAGGATCACCTGGTCTGTTGTCATGCATTTCTACGTTCATTGTGCCTGCGTGTTTTTGCACTGTGTCTACTAGTTCTTTGTTGGATGCAGGAGCGCCTGATCCTAAATTAAAAACTTCTGCCACTTGGTTGTAACTGGCGTAGTTCAAGGCTTTTATGTGTGCGTCTGCAAGGTCCATTACGTGTACATAATCTCTTACACAGGTGCCGTCCTCTGTATCATACTTGCCTCCAAAAATTTTGAATGTCTTGCCTTGTCTTGCCGCATCGATGGCCAGCGGTACTATGTGTGTCTCCTTGTCTCGCAGTTCACCAACTTCCGATTCCGGATCCGCACCAGCGGCATTGAAATATCTTAGTCCGACACTTGACAATCCAAAGGCTGTTTTGTAATCTCTGCACACTTGTTCCATCATAAGTTTTGTTGCACCATATGGATTGATTGGTCTGCACACATCTGATTCTCTGCATTTCCTAAAGCCTTGGTCACCATATGCGGCCGCACTTGAACTGAAAACGAATGTTTTTACTCCGCATTCTATAAGTTTATCCAATAGTGATATGGTCACAATAAGATTATTTTTGTAGTACAGTGAAGGATCTGCAACACTCTCAGGCACACTTGTACTGCCAGCGAAATGTATACAACTTGTAATATCGTGTCTTTTAATAATTTCATCAAGCCTGTTTATTTCTTGTGGCAATGTTATATTATAATTTGGGCCAAAACTGACCAATCCGTCTCTGAAATGTTTGTCAACTGTTACTGGAATATAGCCGTTCTTTTCCAACAACTTACAGGTGTGTGAACCAACATATCCAGCACCGCCTGTCACCAGCACTGCTTTGCTCGATCCTTTAATATTTGGGTTCGGAAACTGGTGTCCTATAGTTTGATCCATCTCTTCTCCATTGTTCACCCTTGCCTGTCATGATGTCCAACATCCTGTCGATCGTACCGTTTGTCCAATCGGATATTTGACCCATACTAGGGGATGGTTTGCTTAATAGTAATTCTAGTTTTGCCATTGCGTCTTCTTGTGACCATGGCACATACAATCTTGTGTGATCGTTTGCGAACACTTCTGGGAATGACCTGTATGCCGGAAACAACACGTTACATCCTAACGCATCTGCTTCTGAAACTGTGTTTGATGTCCAGTCCTGTAAGGCACAGTTGAATAGCACTCTTGAATCTGCTAGTATCTCATAATATTCGTTTTTCTTTAAATTTTCGTGTATGGTGAGCAGTCCTTGTTTAGCAAGATACTGTGCCTCTTTGACATAGTATTCATTGTTAGATCTCAACGGACCACCTTGGCATATTGCAAATTCTGTTTCAGGATGTTTCTGTTTGAACTTTGTAATCATATCCATAAAGAACTGTGGTTGCTTCTCTTGATCCCATCTTGCTCCAAACACCACTCTGTTCTTTCTCTCCATGAAAGGTTTCTGTTCAACTCTCGATTGCACTTCTTCCTTGCCAAAACTCAATCCTGATATGTTGTATATTGGTGCCTTCCAGTTTGCTATACGCATATTGGCAACCATTTCCTCGTTGCTGGCAAGTATGACAACATTTGGAATCTCGTTGCACATCTGTTCGTATAGGCTCATCCACTTGCTCATGCCCCAAACGTGTACAAAGTCGTCTGGATCTATGGCCTGTGCTAGGCAACGCAAATATATTGTGGGCCTGTATTTTTCTGGTGTCTGTTGCAAAATGTAAGGCAATGATTCCATTCCAGGTTGGAACATATCTTCAAAAAATATCGCGTCCTTGTCGGTGATTTCTCCTGCTTTTAATTTTTTAACCAGGTTCATCATTTGGCTCATGCCAAAGTAACTCCTACCGTGTGCGTCCAGCACCTGTCCTGTGACTATGGCCTCTGAGTCGTCTATGGTGTCACCTGGAATGATCTCATACTTCACTCCTCGTTTGTCGTATGCTCTTTTTGTCCAGTCCGTTAGTTGATATGTGTATCTGGCCTGATAAGATTCAAGTCCCATGTAAAATATTTTCATAGTGTCAGTATAGCAAAATTAATCCCACTTGTCACTGAAATCTTTGTACAAAGTGTATTTTGCTGTGAGTTCCTCTCCTGCTTTAATCTGTGTTGTGGTTACCAGGTATTTCACTGGTAATTGGTGCCAGAATCCTTCGAGGTTCTTGCAGTTTGGTTGATCTGAATGGTTGTAGAAGGCACCAAGTGCTGTCCTCACGTATCCGTGGGGGAAATTCTTGTTCTTAATGTGTGCTATGCCCAGTATCACATCGGGATCGAAATTCTTGGTGGCGAACAGGCCCATGCCCTGTACCTTGGATTCCCTTATTGTGAGTCCGTCTGGTAATGGTTTGTACATCTATTCTCCTGCTCCGTCTATGGCCTTTGGATGATAGGTGGCCTGTTTTTCTTTCTCCGTCTTTTCATTCCATTCCTTCAACTTGACTTGGTAGTCTGATTCACTCAAACCGTGCCAACCGATACATCTACCAACCGGTGATCTACCGCAAGGACAAGACTGTTTCTTCTGTCGTTCTTTTTTGTTTGCGATACTCTGTTGCATAGATATATCAGTTAGTTCTTTTTCTTTGGCAAATATATCCATAAAATTCTTCCTGTAAGAATCATTGGATGGTCTAGATTTGCCGTCCCAATTACCCGGCATTGTCCCTCAGGTAGTTGATCATAGTGTCAGCGTCTGATACTTCAAATGGATCGTTGTCGTCACTAGCATTATTCTTGCCAGGTTCTTCGAAAATTTTAACAACCTCTCCATTATCCACCAGCATTGAATATCTCCAAGATCTCATTCCAAAACCCTGTTTTGGTTTGTTCACAAGCATACCCATGCCCTGTGTGAATACTCCTTCACCGTCGCCGATTGGTTTGACTTTCTGAACGTTTTGGTCTTTGAACCAAGCGTTCATCACAAATGCATCGTTTACGGACACACAGTACACTTCGTCAACGCCTAATGCCTTGATTTCATCGTACTTTGCTTCGTATTCAGGTACCTGCTGACTAGAACAAGTGGGTGTAAATGCTCCTGGTAGTGAGAACACAACAACTTTTTTGTTGTCAAAAATTTCTGTTGTGTCAACATCCTTCCATTCGCCGCCTATAAACGTACATCCACCTACTTCGTCAGTGTCGCCGACCCTTGTTTTAAAGTTAGTGTATGGTACTTTCACTTTACTTTGCCTCCTTTACAAGTTTCACGTCGCCGTTTTTTGTGTGTTTGATCTTGTGTGAGTTTTGCAGTGCGATATGCAAGAACGTTTTGTACTTGTCATCCTTCACCATCAAAGTCACACAATCATCATCTTCATTGTCATATCCATGATATGCCCAAATGAAATCCTTTCCGTACTTCATGCCCAGGTTTCCTGCCGTGGCGCATATGTTTGCCACAGCGTCAACGAATGTGTATGAAGCGTTGAGTCCACCCCCGCCTATGGGAAGGTATCCCATCCTAGTGGTTGCTCGTTTTTGTTTAATCGTTATTTCTTTCATATACTGCGTGTGATCCGTTCTCTCCGTCCTCGGAAACATCTATCTCGATCTTCCTGCCTGGATATCTTTTTGTTATTGCCACGTATAAGTCATCACTCATCATCTCACATGATTTATAATCTAGTTTCAATGTACCTTCGCTGTACATGTCTTCAATCCATCTCTTGAACTGTATGAATTCTATGTCTCTGTCATCGTGGAACACCTCTATGGCCACTTTGAAATGGAATATGTGCCTGTGTGGGTGTCCAAGGAAACTGACATCATATCTGTCTCCTGTGGCCAGTTTTGGATCATCCAGTGCCGCCGGATACTTGTGGATGCCTTCCTTACGGAATGTTACCCATATCATTTTGCTTGCCTTGCCAGCCTGTTCTTTCAGTGCCTGGTCATGTTGTTGTTCAGTGTTCATGCTTTCTCCTCTATAGGTTCGTCTTGTTTGTAGTGTTCCCAAGATGTAAATCCTGATGACTGTTTGAAGTTGTCCATTGTCATGGTCCAAACTCCAGGGTTGGTTTTGTTGAAATCAACATCATCAACCTTGATACAAAGATTATTATCATCCTCTGAATTTGGGAATATTATCGAACAGAAAGGTATAAATTTTTCTTCATTCCATATCTCGGCAAATCTTTCCTTCACTTCTTTGTGTACATGATATTGATAGTCAATAGTGCACCAATAACCTTTACGCATAAGCCTCTTGATTAGTTGCGAGGTATTTGCGATGTTGTGCATGAATGACCTGTTTGCTCCAAAATAGATTGCTTCAGCATTGACTTTTTCGGCCAATTCTACGATTTGATCAAAGTAAAGATCATTCCTCGCAAGGAAAAGTGTTTGTTTTCCATATGCTGGGGTGTGTTCCACTTCAAAACCTGAAAAAACACCAACACTATCGCTTCTGCCTGTTTTGTAATCTCTGTCCATGCTTTATTATACTATGACGTGGTTATTTTGTCAACGTTGCCTTGGCCTTCGCGATTGCGTCTTTGAGTGCTAACTTGGTCTTCTTTAGCCTCATCAACAGCGTTTTGCTTTCGGCACTTCTGTCTTTTAGACGATCCTTGGTTAATTCATCAACTTTTCTTTTAAGGTAATCATGATGATCTTCCAGTTTCTTCACTCTTTTACTTTTACCAGCCATTTTAACCTCCTTCAAATAAACTTGAAAAATTGTTCTTGCCTTTACCGCCACCTGTTGCTCTCGCCCATCTGTTGCCTCTAATGTCAGCAAGATAACTTGATGCGTTCTTTATCAGTTCCATGGGTTTCTCGCTAGTGAACACTTCCTCCACGAAAGTGTTGAAATACAATATGTTCCTTGGCACGTATATGCTAGGTTCATCGGTCTTGTCACTTGCTTTGGTTTTACGCCAGTGTTTCACTTCTGGTCTGTGTTTTATTGATTCTATGTCGTTGAGATCATTGGCTATCTGTATGGCTCTGATTTGATTGTACACATTGTGAGCCATCATCAGCACGTAACTGAAACTGTCCCAACTTGTTGCTCCGATCTTGCCTGACTTGTTGACGTCCTTCTCGCCGTACCAACACACGTCTCCCATCCTGAGCCTTCTTCCTATTCCACTATCAAATGGAAATTGTATGTCACTGCCCTTCAGTGCCTTGTCGTCTGGTGCCTTGTCCATTATGAATGAGAACCTGTCAGGGGTGAAAGAGTTATGTGTGTATACAAGACCATTCGCCGTGCTCAAGAATGCTGACGCACTGTCAAAACTTATTGTGAAGTTAGGGTTGATGTGTTTCCTAACTTGCCTTTGCACCTGTGTGAGGTAACACGCCCAGTCCATCTGTGACGTTCCTAGCACGTGCATCCAATCCTTGCCATCCAGTTTCTTCTCGTCTCTCATAATTATTAATCTTTTCAGCATCACCTCCATGTCGCACATGTTGATACCACCCATAGCCCATCCTTCAAACTCGAAGTCTTTCACTGCGTTATACCAGATCTGTGCGGTCTCCCAGTCATCGCCCTGTAGCACGTTCAAGAATTTGGTCTGTCCCAGTCTGTTCTTCTGGAAGAACTTGTTGTTGTATATGGTGCCATCTAGCGTGTCCTGGAAACTTTTTAATCCTGTCTTTGGACTGTTTAGATCATCCGCCGCCCAAGTCGGCACGTCCAATGTCATGGCCCAATCACTGGTCAGTTCAAGCCAATTCAAGATATCTGATCTAACCTTGTTTGCCTTGTTACCCTCGAAATCTTTCCAGTCAAACTTGATCACACCCTTGCCTATCTGGTATCCACCCGAATCTCCAACTATGGTAGAGAACTTCCTGTCTCTGTTCACGAACATATGATCCCTGTCACCCACCTTATCCATGTCCAGGCAGGCGTGTCCCGCCGAGTAAAGTGCTGTTGGATAGGTGAACATGCCCTCGTCTGGGTTTATGAAGTTAAGTCCCTCGACTCCGTTCTCGAAACCTTTTGGGATACGTTCAGCCGGAATGTGTGTCCCGCCTGTTATCCTCTGTTTTGATATGAACGTGTTGTAGAAATTTGATATCGCAGGCAAGAACACCGCGAAGTCTCTGCTGAGTTCCCCTAGATGTTCTTGCTTTGCGTTCTTCGTCATTATTGCGCCTGTGCTGGTATAATGTATTGATACTTGCCCAAACCAGAGTCAACAGAGACCTGCATCGCACCCTCGTTAGAGAAGTGCAAAGTGACCTTCGCTGAATCTGACAGTTTAAGGATCTGCAACACCTGTCCAACCGGCCAACTCCAACCCTTGTTAAGTGTGCCCTTAACGTCGGTTGCGAAAACGAACTCACCACCATGTGACGCTTGGTCACCGAAGGTGAATATCAGATTTCCATCTTCCGTCCTCACGACGAATGAATTGTGTTCTGTGTTTGCTGTGGCCTGGAAGTTGAATCTCTGCACACTAGCCACTGTAGGCTCGATCTCTACGTCCCACTTAACACCCTTGAACTTCACGGTCTTAAGTTTCTCGTTGATGATCTCAGCGTTCATGAACCTGTAGTCGTTCTTGAAGTCACCCTTTTCATTCTCGAAATGGATGCCTGTGGGAACCGTTGCGCCGTTTCTCTCACCAGACAACACGGTTATGTTCGCCTTCTCCTTGTACTCCGGACACTTCAGGTGAATGTCCAGTTTGCCCATCTGAGGCATACCAAACGTACCGTTCATTTCCGGTTGTGGTTTGTGGAAAGACCCTTGCAGGATCACAGATCTGTCTTCGGCCATTGAGTCGATGTTAGTTTCCTTATCATCACCAGTGATCTTGACAAGATCCAAGAATCCCAATCCATGCGTGTGTTTAACGATGTCTTTTAAGATGTCTATCATAATGTTCTAATTGTATATGATATTTAGGTCTTAGTCTACGGTTATTTCTGAAACTTTGTACACGACCGGATTTTGTTTACCAGGTTTGCGGAATATTGCGTAGTTGGCCCCAGGACGGAACTGGTTCATTTCCACTATCTCATAACCCTCGTCTTTGATCATTGCAGTCATGGCAGTTTTTGTATTATAGGCCCAATAACCACGTTTTGCTTTATTAAGGTCATGATCAAAATGGCAATCGGCATATTGCATAAAGCAGTATCCTCCCGGAACAATGACACGTTTGATATCATGCAAATATTGTTGAATGTGATTTTGGTCAAAGAAAACAAATGTGTCCCAACTGAATATAAAATTACAACTGTTTTGTGGGATATTAGAACATTCTGTGTTTTTTGTTAGGTAAAACTTCAAGTATTTTTGATGGGCAGGTTTGAACCTTCTCCGTATCTTTTTTTCGCAACCAGGCAATACGTCGAGAAAATAATTCATTCGCCATGCTCTGAACTCTTTGGAAAACATTCCAAAGCCAGGACCTATTTCCAGACTGTTGTAAATATTGGTCCTTGCAAACTGGAATATTTTTGTTTGGACCTGGGTGTAAAGCATCTGGTCGACCTCTGGAACAGTAGATTTGTGCTCTAAATCTTTTTGAAACCATTCAGGCGTTTTGCCTAATTTTTTAATTATAGATTTATTGTTAGCGTCTATGGCAGATTCTAGATCTGTGATCAATTTTAGATTTTCCTCAACAAGTTTGCTCCAGTCCGTTCCTTTCAGTCTTTGAAGTTTTTCTTTCAACAGCCTAATTTCTTCTATGCTTAACATAATGATATTTAGAACTCAAACAATTTGTTGAAGGTGTTTGTGGTCTCTGTGCTCTGCACGTCCCATTTCAGCACGCCAATCAGGTTGTCTATCTTCTGGTCAAGTATGGTGCTCTCCATTGCATCAGCGTCGAACGGCAGTTCCTTGAACCATTCCGGTATACGCAGTTCGTCCACAGGATACGCTATGCTGGTGTAACCCAACGGATTGCTTTTGAGCTTACACACAATTACCTTGGCACCATCTGTGATCGGCATACTGTACTTGTCGCCATACATCTCCCTGCACCTGTTCCAGTTCATGCTGGCCCTCACGTGTCCCGGCATGTTGGTTTTGCCTTTCTTGTTCTCCTCTTCCGTGTACTTGGTCATGTTGTTTGCTCTCTTTGGAGAGCCTTTTTCCCAACCTGGCCTTGCCTTGAAGTCGGCCCTGAATTCGCTGATCTTGTCTAGCACTTGCTTTTCCGTCTTGCCAGTCAGTACCATGTACAGCAGGTCACTCAAGAAGTCTTGCACGTACACCGGAGTATCTGATCGTTTAAGGTCGAGACCCATCGCCTTCATCTTCCCTTCCTTGCCCTCAACATCCGTCCGTGTGCCTTCCTTGTCATAGTAGAGCACTGCATATCTTTTCTTTGTGATGAACAGTCCTTTAGAAGCAACGAGTTCTCTGCCTGCCTTTATGACCTCTCCACGTGTGCTTGGCGTGTGGAAAGCCTTTGTCATGAATGCTTTGAATGAACCATTCACTTCGTCTGATATCTTATCATAAAGTGCAACCACTGAATCTTTTGTCCACGGGATCGTGCCTTCGTTGATTTCTTTTTGCAGTGTCTTGTGTGCAGTGAAATACACAGAATCTGTGTCTCCATAAACCACGCTCTCACCTTTGTGGTCATATTTTCCTGCAACGATCTCGTTGACCTTGCTGGCCATGTGTTTGGTTATACATCTTCCTGTCAGTGTAACTGATTGTCCAATCCTGATGTCAAAGAACCTGCACCCTGGATTCAAGATTGCACCATACAGGCTGTTCAGATTAATCTTCTTGACAAGTTGTCTCTTGTCCCAGTACTCCCTTTCTATCTCGTTGTCACCACACTCACGCATTTTCTGTTGCATTTCTTGACGTTCTGCGTACCAACGTTTCAATAATCCCGGAATGATAGCCTCGTATTCGTATGTGAATATCGTACCGTTCGCACTCAACATCCACTTGTTGTTGCCATCGAATATTATCTCGTACAGTTGTGCCGCACTCATCCTCACACTGGTCTTGTCTTCCCAGTCCACAATTATCTCAGTGCCCTTCTCTTGATTCATCACGGCCTGATATTCCCAACTTCCAAATTGGCTGTCCCATGCGGCCGCGAATGATTTCTTGGCGTGTTTGGCCCTGTTTATTTCCGCTGATGTGATAACCGGACGTATCTGTCCCACTATGGTCTCAGGTCCCATGTTGAGTGCTCTAATCACACTGGGATATAGACTGTTGATGTCAATGGATCCTATCCAGTCGTGTATTCCTTTGGTTGGCGTGGCCACGTAAGCACCCGCCGCTGGTTGATTCTCCTCACCTTCTTTTTTGTATTTCCTGCCTGGCACCTGCATTCCTCTTCTGTGCGCTTCGTTGACTATTGCTTGTTCTGTCACCGCGACCGCACCCATTGTGGTCTGTAGTAGTACAGTGTTCTGGTGTGCTATCTCGTTCGCAAGTTCTATGAACTTCAGTTTCTTTTCGAGTTTGGCCAATAATGCTGTGTCTTGTCTGTTGTATTCTATGAATAGTCCAAAATCATTCTTGTATAGATTATCTAAGGAACCTTCGTACACGGTTTTCTTCTCGCCCAGTTCGTGTTCGCCTATCGCATCTAGTCTGAAACTGTGTCTCTCTTCGTATGTGTACTTTCTGTATAGTTCTAGCAAATCCAAGTGTACTCTGCCCACGAGATCAAAACTCAACTGCTCTCTGCCATACTTCTCAAAAACTCTTCTTTTTGGTTTCTCTCCCCAGAAACACAATCGCCTTGTGTCATCTCCACTCAACACTTTTTGTATTCTTCCCACGGTGTATGGGATATCGTAACCCTCACTGTTCCAACCTGACAGTATGTCTGCGTCCTCAACAAGTTGTAGGAAAGCGTCAAGCATGTCTTTCTCTTTCTCGAACAACATGGTGTTGTCGAATCTCTTTGTTAGTTCTTCCGCGTCCTGCATACTGATTGTCTTAGGCGGCACTGCCAGTGTGATCAGTTGATCCGTCCAACTCATGTAACAACTTATGGCAGTTATGGGCATGAACGGATCATCTGTTGTGGAGTAACCTCGATCTGGATCGAAGTCTACCTCGATATCAAAGAACATCACGTTCAGTTTTGGAGTTTCCTTACCTAGGTAATTCTCTTCCAGACACCTGAACACAGGATTGATATCGTGTTCATAAAGTTGCTTGTTTGATCTTATACGTTGCTCTTTTATGAATTCTTTTGATGTTGAACACACCACTCTCTGCAATGGCTCACCTGTCATACCTCTGTGTTTGCCCCTTGCGTCTGGATAGTAGAACACGTATCTGGCATCATACTCCGTGAATATCCTGCCCTTCTTGGGATCACGTTCTACAACGTAAATCCTGTCCTCGTCTTTTTTGTATAATGCGTCTATGTAACTCATACTACCACCAATAACTTGCTACGCCATATCCGTAGACATTTATGATTGAGAAGTAGCCAGTGATCATCATAACGAACGCGGCGTTCCTCCTATAGGAAGCATAACATTGAGTCACCGCACCCACAAAGAATGCAGGATAGACTATTGTCATGTCTGGGTCTGCGGCCGTTATCGCAAGTGTGAGGCTGGCTCCAACCGTGAATATGAAACTGATCAGTTCGAAATAGAATGCGATCCTGTCACTTTCAAAACTACGAAGCCAGAAGGATCTGACTTTCGCTAACATTAAAGTTTGCCGGCTGTGTTTAGTATGCTCTCCAGCGTGTCCATCTCGTCAGCGATGTTCTGGTAGTTGCCTTTGTGAGCAACGGATATCGCTTTGTTGATTAGTGCTGGTTTGAGTTCTAGTTCTTCTGCGATTGCTTTTACTGTGTCTTTTAATCCACTTTTCAAGTCCTCAACCTCACCTAGTACCTGTGAGCCTTGGGAAATTATTTGGATCAATTTTTGCTTTTCAGCGTCATTGAAGTTTCTTACTGCCATATTTTTCTCCTTTTTTAATATATTAATGCCTTTAAATTATTTTGTCAATTTATTAAAGTACGATAACCCGCTGATCCTCTCGTGCCAGTTCATTCTAGTCCTTTTATCATCTACGTAGATGACATCGCTTATTTTACCAACATCACTTTTTACAACTTTTTCCAGATAAAGGCAATCTTCTAGCACCGCCTCGAGTACGTGAGTGGAATACACCACTATGTTGTTTGTAATAATTCTTTGCGGCATCGCACAAACTTGTTTTTTTATTGTGTTCATGAATTTAGGTGATCCATAATGGTACTGCACAAAAGTTTCTAGATTGGGCATAATCTCAAAATTAACATCTGAAAGTGGTGGAGTGATAGAACTGAGGAAGTCAACATTTTGCAACATGGGTTGTTGATACTTTTCCTCGATAAATTCATACCTTCCTTGATACCAATATTTTTCGATGTACTGTCTATGTTTGACTTTACACCAATCAGACACCGGAGTAGGGTCCACGTTTGTGCATTCTGTGATTGAGTCCACCTTGTGTTGTGATACAAAAAAATCGAGGTTACTAAACCCTCCTATCCAACCAATCCTCTTGGCCCTAGTGTGTTCAAGCACCCTGTTAAGCACAAAATAGTCCTGAAAATTCAGCCCATAGAGATCGCTGTCATCCCGTAGTATTTTTGGTTGTGCCTGCATGTCTTTGAGCACATGATACCAATGTTTGTAATCTATCATCTATTTTTAATTATAGATGTTAGTAACTGAATATTTTTTTTTGAGATAGGCTTATTTCTTCTTAGTGGCCACGTTTATCGCTTTACCACGCCTGTCAGGATTTGGGTCTTTCCTTCTTTTCCTGCGTGCCGCTGACGCTCTGCCCTTCTTACCAAGTGCGTATGCTTTTTTGGCAGGTAGGCATTTTGGCTTACCTTCACCTTTTGACCTGCCGCCGCATGATCCTCTGATCTTTCCTCCAGGCCCCATTCGCACCCATTTGTCCTTAAACCATTTCTTGAGGTCCTCATGCAGAGTCTCATTGAAGACTAGACCACCACAGTTGATGCAGAAGTCCACATCCTCTTTTTTGACGCAGTTGGGCACACGCTTGCCGAACATGGTCTTCATGCCCTTCTTCTCGTACCCCTTCCAGCACTTCTCTGTGATTACGTCTGTGATCCTCATTTGCTCTTGTTACCCCAGTTGGCCGCACCTTTTTTACGACACTGCACTAGAGCACCAGAGGCATAGGCCGATGGCCATACTTTGTATCTTGATTTGACTTTGTGGTAGCAGGCGTCCTTCTTCTCGGCCAACGCCTCGAACTCTTGTTCAGTAATGCCAACTACTTCACGGATTTGCATACTACCACTTTCTGCACGACCAATATCTTGCTTTGGTCTTAGGTCCTGGGTTGGCACAGTTGTGTCTAGCCCTGAAACTTTTTCTCGCCTTTGGATTTGACTTACGGATTTTCATTGTTTTCTGTCCGGCTTTTCTCGCTGAACTTCCGCCGTGTCCAAAATTAACTTTTTTAACGTTGCCTGTTTTTGGATCCTTGACATACACTTTGAATTTCTTAACATCACCACGCATTGGTTTGTTCAGTGGTACTTTCCTACCTCTGTATTCTGCGTCAAACAATTCGGTCTCGTCTTCTGGGAAACCCAATTCACCGAACGCTTCGTAGAATGCATCGTCGTCCTCGAAGGTCATTTCGTCCGCTTCTGGGAATGGTTGGTATGATTCTAATTGGGCATAATATTCTTTTGCAACCTCTAACCAAAGTTTGCCATCGATGCCTTCTGCGGATAAAACTTCCACGTAATCGCCCCCGGCATTGTATTTTTTACTGATACTCATTATTTGTTCTGGAGATATTTTTTTGTCGGCTTTTTCGTTATAGTCTTCGATTAGGTCACCTATGTCTTCATTAATGTTTCCATCGCCTGAGCCATCTGTGTGATGTTTGACCGCCAACATATATGCTTGTTTGATATAGTCGCTGTTGTCGTCTTCCTGCACCGCTGATTCATCCATTGCCAGGTCGTCTTCCACCTGTCCCAGTGCTGTAAGAGCCGATGTCTTCCTGTCATCATCTATTGGCAGTTCTGCTATCCTATCTTTCATAGCCGAAATGTCTAACATAAGTTTTGTGTAATCTATGTCGCTGTCTTTTGGTGCTTCGTTAGTTGGGACGTTCAAACCATCTATTCTACTGATTAAACTTTTCATGTCTTCCATAGTAATTGATTCTCCCATCTTCATTTGTGTTGGATCCTTTGTAAATTGTACTGTTTTATTTAACCCTCTACTGCCCGCCGATGCAGGTGATTGCACCTGTCTGCCCGCATCTACATGTCCTTGATCACGCAGTTTTACTGTGTCATCAACATATTTGCCGTAGTTGTAGGGTATTGAGCTCATTTTACGTATTTATTTCCACAGCACCATCTTGAAACGCTCTTTTTCTATGCCAAAGAAGCGTGTTTTCCACTCGCTCTGTTCGAAAAAACCCAACTGATGCCATTCTGACTTGCGTTCCAGCATCACTTTCGCTCTTTCGTCCCAGTCCTGGTTCAACAGGAACTCCTCCATCCGTGCTTTCTTGTCAGCAATCTCGTTGTATTCGAAACCGTCATACTCCCAGTGTAGCAGTTCAAACACGTTGCCGTCCCTGTCACAGTAGTCTATGCTGAAGTCCAGACCCCACTTGGGCTTCATTGCCACTAGTTTGTTGAACTGTGGTCTGTAAGATGCCCAGTTTTGCAGTTGGTGTAGGGCATCACCGGCGTAACCCTTCCTTTCGAACATCACCGCATGATTGATGTGTGGTCCAGACTCAGGTGAGTCGTCTTCAAACCATGTTTTTCTTAGGGTGATGTGTTCTCCATCCCTGTGTTTTGTGGTAGTTTCACCGTTGGCCACAGCATATAGTTGTTCTAGTTTGGTAAGATCATATCCGTTCTGGTCAAACAGTTCCACGGCCTCTTTGGGTGGACAGGCGAAAACACTTTTCACACGTTCATACCAGTATGGTTCGGGATTGAATTTGTTGTCGGTCAAGTGTAATCGCATACACTTGTATTTAAAAAATTACTCGTCTTCCTCGTCCAGCCATCCCTCATTCCTGAGGTACATCAGCAGTGCGGCAACTGGCCAGAAGAATATCAACAACATGCCCACTGCGGCCTTGGAACCGAAGTGCAGGCTTAGGTAGTAGTGTCCCAGCACAGGCACTATGCCCCCGATGAGAAACATAATGACCACCCTCATGTAGAAGGGTGGACGTTTTGAAAACAATAGCCAGATGAAATTTACAAGTTTTTGCACACTTGTATATATCTCCTACTATTTCTTTACTGCCGGATCTAAATCGTTTGTGAACTTGTCTTCAGTCGGAAGTTCAACGTCCTCGCCCATCTCATCGTCATCGTCGAATTCCTTGTCAAGCATCGGCACTTCGCCGTCTGTGTCCTTCTCGTCTGACTTGTCTTCCGCTTCCTTGTCGTGGGCTTTTGCCTCTGGTCTATGAGGTTCTGAAGTGTTTCTCTCTGCGTCTGCGATCACTTCCTCTTCTGGTGCTTCTGCCTTCTCAGCGTCTGCTATGATCTCAGTAGTCTCTGGAGTCTTGATGAGAATGCTTGATGATTCCTCGTTGTAAACTGCCTCATTGTCTGAGATTGTGTTGTAAAGTTCCACGAGTTGAGAATCTTCCGCGTTCTTGATATATTCCGCGATATCTTTTGTGATAACTTCTCTGAATGATTTTGAGTCATATGTCTGTTCTTCTTTTTGTTCTGACTTTAACTCGGCCAACTGTGCCTCTAGTTCTGCTATCTTATCTAACCTGTTTACTTCTTCATTTACTTCTTTTTTTATTGTTGTTGCAATAGATGTGTCAGCGTCTGCTTCTTTGATGGCTTTTGTGATTACTGATTCTGTTTTTGGTTCTTCTGTTATGCTCTCAACCAGTTTCTCCGCTTTTGGTGAAACTTTTGTTGGCTCAACGTATTCCTTTATGCCCGCTAACTTGGCAATGTCAGCCAATGTGATGTCTTTGTCATCTAAAACTTTTGGTTCTGAATTGGCCGCTTCCATAAGTTCCGCCCTCTCCTGCTCGGGAGTCATGTTGCTCATTGCATTCAAACGGGCCACTAGGTCTCTGAAACTTGTTTCTGGTGATTGTTTTTTTGCCATACGAAGTATTTATTATTGTTACAGTTTTATTTAATGCGTTGTTCAAGCCTCACTGCTAGTCGTGATTCGTATGCTAGGCCTTCCGTTTGGATGAATTTGCTGTATTTGTCCTGCATACCCTTGATGAAGTTGAGATCTTTACCAGAACTCAGCCTGACTTTGACAGCACTTAGGTCACCTTTTATCATTTTTGCCAGTTCGTCGTTGCCCTGGTCCTGCGCCATTTCCAGTGCTTTCTCCATCGCCGCCACTGCCGGCACGCTCCTGTCTATGGCGTCCTGTATGGAATTAACTCCAGCCAATCCTGCAACGATCACACCCGCCATTGCGAGGTTCCTGGCCCAGTCTTTCAATCCTTCTTCCAGTTGTACATCCTCGTTTTTTGGATACATCTTGTCTAGTAATTCGATTGTTTGATTGATGCCACCTAGGTATGCCTGTGCCTTTGCTTTCAATGACATAGTGCTCTCACCTCTAATAATTGCTTTTGCCATGTCTCGACCGTACTTGAGTGTGCCCAGCGCCTTTCCAACTGCCCTAGGATCCTCGTTTATCTCGTCTTCCTTCTTGGGCTTGCCGTGTTTGTTGTGTTGTGCCCACGCTATGGCGTAGGGTGCGCCCTTGTCCTTGAATTTCTTCTTTAACGCTTTCACCTGCTTCTCCCTGCCCGGGGGTGCTTCCTCGTCCGTGTCTTTCCTCTGTTCTTTGGCTATCTCTTTTTCAACTTCGTTCACTCTTTTTGCCAGTATCCTCATCATGCCTGGTTTTGTGTCAACGTCATCTATAGTAGTCTCTTTTGCTAAGATCTCGTCAATATGTTTCTGTACTATGCCCGCGTGTCTCTGTAAAATGTTTGCGTCTAATTCTTCTCTGTAGGGATTCAATTTCTGATATTCCTCGTAGTTGTGTACGCCCTGTAGGTAGTCAGCGGCCTTGTTAAGTTTGCTCTGCACCCAACCTTCTAGGTCGTCACCCTTGCGGATCATGTCCATCAACTCTATCGCATACTTGGCGGTGTGGTACAGTGTTGATTTGCTCATGTGTCCCTCGCCTGCGTCTTCGCCAAACTTGCTGATCTCTTCTTGGTCTCTGCCTGTTT